TAATTTTAACTTCATTAAAAGGGCGAAAATTTCTTTCACAATTGTTGCTTTGTTTATAGCACTTGGTTCGGGCACTACCGCGTCTAAGAAAATAGTTGCAGGAGACACTGGCACGCCAGCCACGATTGCTAGTGGTGTTGTATCTGCTGGATTGTTTATAGTTGAGTTCTATTTCGATGGAACCAACATAAATCTGAGGACAAATGGGACTGGAGCAACCCCTGTTGCTAATGCAAATCTTTCTAATCTAACTCACGATATACAAGTCGGGGTAGCGGGAGCCTATTTCAACGGTACTATGTGTGAATTAGTTTTTTATAACACTACCCTGTCTAGCAGTAATCGCACCACGATGCATTCCTATCTAGGCACTAAATACGGAGGAACAGGCTAGCATGAACATCGCTTTCGTAACCCACAGTCTGCTAGCGCAGAACGACCTGCAACACTCCTCGGCGCTGGCGCTCCTGCAGCGGCGCCTGCCATTCGACAAGGTATTCAACCTAGGCGTTGATTCGAACACCTGGTATCGCACGATGGGTACGGAGCCTTGGCTGGCGAATTGGTCAACCTCGTGGGCCGCTATTCAGGCTAAGCCAGACGTCATCGTGTGGGGATTGGGCGTCGCCGAGGGACTGTATAACGTCGATGGCGACACGCAAGCGGATTGGGAAAAGTACGCCGCGATGGCGATACCTGCCATGAAGCAGTTTGCGCCAGCGGCGAAAAATATCTACCTGCAAGAATTGAGCGGTGCGCTGATGACGCCGGCCTATACAGCGTTCGTCGCATATCTCAAGACGCTGCCGTGGGATGGCGTGATGCAGTTGAACCACGAGGCATGTATCGCAGCGGCTACGCTGGCGGGATGCCCGCTCAAGGGCACAATCCCGGACGGCCTCGCCATCCACCCTTCGCGCATCACGTCGCACTTTCAGTCGATGGAACTGATCGCTGCCCTCGCACCTTACTGTGAGATTCCGCCGCAGCTGTCAACGCTCAATAGCGTAGCTGCATTTACCGCCGCCTTACAGTCGGGCGACGCTCCTACTATCGGTTGGGCCAAGGCTTTATTGAGCTGAAACTAAGGGCCATGATTCAATTCACTCTAGACATCGGATCTGCCGTAGCAATTGTTGGGGCCTTTCTATTGCAGCTGGCCTACATGGTCTGGTGGGCAAGGGGTATTACAGGGGCCATTACTGAAAAGGCTAATGCCGATACGGGGAGAGATCTTATCCTCAAAGAGCTGGACAAGGCAATCAATGACCATATTCAAGAGTGCATGCGCTGGCGGCTTGCACAGCAGCAAGAGGAGATTTCACTATTGCGGGCTTCGATGAGGAATCAACTATGAGTGCAGGGACACTAACGGCGGCGAACTTATGCGCCGCGATGTATCAGGATAAGTCAGATGGGTACTGGGACCACTGGTGGGAGAAGGATGGAGTTACGGTGGGGCACAAGGTGCTGGATGGAGTACATCACTTTGTGCCGCGGGGGAGCAAGGCACTAAGGGATTGGGTCCGCGACATTGCTGCGGCGCCGGTCTACCGCGCCGACGTTGGCTTTATTCACGGCGGATTTGGCTTCGCCGCTGATGAAGTGATAGGGGAGATTCTGGGGGTGGTGCGGACTGGCGACGCGATAGAGTTCTATGGACACTCCCTCGGAGCCGCCGAAGCCTCGATCTACGCAGGCATCCTAGCGGTGCGCCAAGTCCCCGTGAGCGCGGTCTACCTATTCGGCTGCCCGCGGCCCGGCTATGAGCAGCTCCAAACCATCGTGAACAAGTGGGTGCCGACGAAGGAATCTTGGCGGAACGCCGGCGACCCGGTGCCGCTGCTGCCCGCGCCTATCCCTATCGTGCTGCCGTACTGCTGGGCCATCCAGCCAGGAATGTTCAACGAACCCTATGCGCCTTCGGATGCGGATGACCTATTCCGCAGCCACCATATCAACCTCTACCAAACAGGAGCCGCCGACGTATGAGCGCAGACGATCCAACGCAGCGAAAGGATGATTTCCCCGAAGGTACGCCCTGGTGGGCGCGGCTCTTGGTTAGCAACATCAGAGATTGCTACAAGTGGTTCTCGACCTATTTTACCTTGGCGCTGGCGGCGTTGCCTCTTATCTATGAATATGCGCCCGACCTTGCAGACCATTTGTCGCCGACGGAGAAGCACTGGTTGATGACCGGACTGGCGCTGCTCACGTTCCTGAGTAGGATTGTTAATCAGGCGCCGAAACCATGAATGTCTCGCCAGCAGGAGTTGCCTTCACCCAAGCCTTCGAAGATTGTAAGCTGGTTGCGTACCAAGACCAAGCCGGCGTCTGGACTTGTGGATGGGGGAGCACAGGTGATGATATCGACGCCGATACAGTCTGGACGCAGGACCAAGCAGACGCTCGCTTCATGGCATCGGTGGGGCAGTACGAGGATGCGGTCAATCGCATCACTGTGCTCCTAAGTCAAGAACAGTTCGACGCCCTGTTCGACTTCTCCTACAACGAAGGCGGCTCGGCGCTGTTGCATTCTACCCTAGTCAATCACATAGAGAACGGAGGTGATCTAGCAGGGCTGTTTGAGGAGTGGGATAAGGTCCGGGTAGACGGGGCCTTGGTAGTTTCTCGAGGACTGCTGCGCCGCCGGCAAGCAGAGGACAACCTCTTTACCAACGGCGATTATGGAGTGAAGCAATGAGACTATTGGTACTGTTGTTAGTGGTGCTGTTGGCTGGGTGCGCGGGTCTGCCCAATCTATCGGCGACGAAAGGAGCACAGTTTGCCCATGCGGATATGCAGGCCGCGGCAGCGTATGCGACGAAGAATGGCTTCCCTGCTCGGGCGGCTATGTGGACCGCGATTGATGCGCAGGTGACTGCGTGTGAGAACGCGATCTCAGCAGCAGCTCCGGCGGTGCCCACAGTAACAGGGGCGGCGATGGCGCTGGAGGTTGGTGCGGAAGCCCTTAGCACGGGCATCCCCGCCGCAGTGAGTGTGAATTGCGCCCCGATTCCCCTTGTCGCGATGCCGGTAATCCCCAAGCTGTGAAGCCCGACCCCGAGGAGATGGCGGCCATCCTGCGCCGCCATCCTCCTAAGGAGCGAGAGCCTTCTTCATACACCGCGCGCACTCCTCACATCGCAGCTCTCCTACGTGAAAAGCCGCCTTGTGGCGCTGAATCGTCCGGGGAGAGACACCGAGGCGCAAAGCTAGGTCCTGGGTCCGCTTGAACCGGCGGAAGAATACCCACTCGCAGCAGTAGTGTAGGTCGTCGCAGATCAGTTTGCGGAGAGTGTACATATTACGAATTCGTATCCTGTACACCTTCGGTATATCTGAGTATCGCACACCCTATTTCATAGGCAATCATCGGCACTATACTGTTCCCTAGGGCTTTAAGACGGTCCATCCCGTTGGGTATCCCTGAAAGAGTTCTGCAAAGTCCGGAGCCAAAATAGCCGGACTCTCGAAGCCAGTCCTCAAAGCTTCTGAAGTTCTGCCCCCGCGATAGTCCTTCGAGCCCTTGAAGCGGGAACGGGGCGTACCCTTCCACTCGGTAGCTGTTATGGTGGGCAACCACCCATAAGCGCTGCCTGACGTGGGGAAGTCCCATATGACAAGCTCCGATAACATGCCATTCAGCATCATACCCGAGCGCGGCAAGTTGGGAAAGTATAATCCCCAATCCTTTATTGCGAAGTTGTTCAACATTTTCTATGATTACCCATTGAGGTTGACCTTCTTCTATTAAGCGAAGGTATTGGTACCACAAGCCAGAGCGGTCGCCGAGAAGACTCTGCTGGTTTCCTTGTGCGGCTAAGCTAACATCCTGGCACGGAAAGCCACCGCATAAGGCGTCGAAGTCCCCGCGGTTAACGGCTACGTTGTTGATGTCAGAATAACAGTGAATGTGGGGCCAGTGTTTCTTAAGCACCTTTTGGCAGAAGGCATCGGTTTCTACGAATGCGTAGGTCTCGAAGCCCTTCGTAGCTTCTAGGCCAAGACTAAAACCGCCGATACCGCTGAACAGATCAAGTAGTTTGTACATTCTCTTTCACCGCACTGACCACAAACGCCGGTTGTCCCTTCCAGTCTCCCATCTTAACCACCACGTAGCCAGCACGAATAGCCCCGGCAAGGATACCTTCGAAGTCCTTGAAGTTAGGGAACTGTGCGTGAATGGATTGGTACGCGATGCTGTATTCGAGAGGGCCGCGCTGCTGGATGAACTGGATGAAGCGTTCGGCGTGCAGGCTGGTCTCCGAGCGCCCGATGCGGTCGAATACGCGCGGCATGTCGGCTTCGATGTCTTCGAGTAGGGTGTTGGCGAGCTGGAGATGTTCTTCCTCTATGCGGAGAGTGTCGCCCATGCTAACCGAGAGGACCATCGCTAGCTTGTGTAAGTGAGTCTGCTTCCGCGCCGCATAGCCTTCCAGCATCTGATCGTCCATCCTCGTCGCGGCGGCTTTCCAGAATGATTCATACCAAGCTCGGCCCCACACTCGGGCCTCTTCAGTAATGGTGAAGGGACCGCAGAGGTTGACGCTTATGTATTCGAGGTCCTGGATAAGGCGAAGTCGGTGCGCTTCGTCCCCCTTCTCGATTACTTCATCGACGTAGGCGACGTACTTTTCCTTCTCATCCGCGTAAAGGAATATACACCTAGAACTAAGTCCACCGCCAATAGTAGAAGGAGGCATGTTATCCGCGATCCAGTGGGGAGTCGTGCACCCTTGCAGGTTAATCCAAGGAGCTTCGATTGTATCGTTACCAGACATCTTGGTGATTTTGTCATAGGTTTTCTTTCCGTCCCACAGCTCTATTAGAAGGTTAACCATGTCGCGGTCTTGGAGGTTGATGAGGGAGCCGAGCTCGGAGGCGACTAGGGTGAGGGGCGACATCGGGTGCCAGTCGCCGCTGTGCCCCGGCCACTCGAAGCTCTCACTGGCGGAGGCAAAGGCAGTAACTAGGGCCTGCCAAGTGATTGCGTTGGGGCCGAACTTGATGCCGGGGACTCTCTTGAGGAGGTCCATCGCGATGTCGGCGGTAGTGGACTTGGCAACGATACCGGGCGGGGCGACGTAGATGATGCCGGGGCGGGCGAGCTCGCCGGCTTCGGCGAGTTTGACCGGCAGCTGCGTGCTGCGCCCCAGCACGTGAGC